GATTGTGTGGCAACAATGAGAGTTAGCACTTTTTCGGTGCGTCTCTCATATAGGGGCGCACTTTTTTATTGCCCCTGGAAAGAAGGGGTGATAATGAGTCGTCCGTATACGGAACTTCAAGTGCTTAAGAAATTAGATATTCCAGATTTTCGTCATCTTACAAAGGATAAGGTAATTGCTTTTGCTTCAATGATTCCTAAGATGGACCCTGAGGTTGCTAAGAAGGCTTTAGAGCAATTTCCAAATTTTGCATCTGCTTCTCTCGATATTATGAAAGAGTATCGAGGTATTTTAGAAGAGGCAATGCAGGATGACCGAGAGAGCACGCAAGTCTGTTACGACATGTACAATCGAGTGATGGATTCCCTTGAAAAAATTCTTCATGAAGAAGATCTCACTTTTGAGGAAAAAACTTATATACTCGACCAAATGAAAGCAGTTGCCGATGAAGTATCCAGAAAAGATTATGAGAAAGCCAATAATCGTTTAAAAGTGCTTGGGATTGCAGGAGGTGTGGCGGCAAGCATTGTAGTAGTTCTTGGCTCTATTATAGGCTCTAATTTTATAGCGAGTAAAAATGAAGACCCAAATGATAATGAGTGATTTAATAAAGGAGAAAATAAATGAGTAAGAATGGTAAAAAACGAAGCTTTGGCGGTCTGCTGTTAGACTTCGTACTTGTACTATGTACAGGTGGTTTATGGTTGATATGGATTTTGATTCGTTATCTTAGAAACAACAGTTAAATTAAATATTCATACTTTGGCCGAGATGCTTAAAAGAGTGTCTCGGTCTTTTTTTTATGCTTTTTATGCTGCGCGAAAAAAACATGGCCTTTTATGAAGAGAGGAGTAAAAGAGCTATTTTTTAAAGATACGCATCCTCTCTTACGTTTGGCAAAATCACATGAAAGGGGGTCCGTTTATCTCATGCTTGAAAGTCAATTTCAATCCAAGCTTATTAAGAAGCTCAAAAAACTCTTTCCCGGATGCATCGTTGTAAAAAATGATCCGGGCTATCTTCAGGGTTTTCCCGATCTCACCGTTTATTACGGAGATAAATGGGCCACCTTGGAATGCAAACAAAGCGCTGGCGCAAAAAAGCAGCCGAACCAAGAATACTATGTAGGCAAAATGAATGAGATGTCTTTCTCCAGATTCATTTGCCCTGAGAACGAGGAGGAAGTGCTGAATGATCTTCAACAAACATTCCAATCTTGAAGGGCAACACGCTTTTCTTGGTGCCAGCAAATATCATTGGATAAACTATGATGAATCCAAAGTTGCGGACGCCTATTCAAAATTTCTGGCTACGCAGCGAGGTACAGTGCTTCATGATTTTGCATGTCAATGTATTCGGCTTGGACAGAAATTGCCGAAGTCTCAAAAAACATTGAACATGTACGTTAATGATGCTATTAGTTTTCGGATGATTCCTGAACAGATTTTATTCTATTCAGAAAATTGTTTTGGCACAGCGGATACGATTGTTTATCGAAATAATATGCTTCGTATCCATGATTTAAAAACCGGTGTTGTACCGGCTCACATGGAGCAGCTTGAAATATATGCTGCTCTTTTTTGTTTGGAGTATAAGATGAAGCCTTCAAACATAGATATTGAACTTCGTTTATACCAAAATAACGAAATTCTCTATCACACGCCAACTGCTGAAGATATTGTTCCAATAATGGACAAGATCATCACTTTTGATAAAGTAATACGAAAAATTCAAGAACAGGAGGGTTAAATCCATGAGTCTCACGGATGATATTTTAATGCATTACGGTATGCCCAGACGATCTGGACGTTATCCATGGGGTTCTGGAGATAACCCTTATCAGCATAGCGGAGATTTTCTGTCCAGAGTTGAAGAAATGAAGAAATCCGGTTTTACTTTCACCGATAAGGATGGAAAGACCTACACTGGAGAAGTTGCTATTGCAAAGTCGATGGGATTGAGCACAACACAGTTTCGAACTCAAATGAGCTTAGCAAAAGATGAACGCAGATCTGCTGACGTATCAGCAGCTAAAGCTCTTCGTGAAAAAGGCTATAGTTTAAACGAAATTGCTGAGAAGATGGGATTTGCGAATGATTCGTCTGTCCGTTCCCTTCTAAATGAGAGTTCGGAAGCCCGTATGAATCAGGCCAAAACAACTGCCGAATTTCTGAAAAAGCAAGTCGATGAAAAAGGTATGATTGATATTGGTACAGGAGTTGAAAGAGAACTTGGAATCTCTAAAGAGAAAATGAATCAGGCTCTTTATATTTTACAAATGGAGGGTTATCCGGTTTACGGTGGAGGTGTTCCGCAAGTGACAAATCCCGGTAAGCAGACTAACATCAAAGTTCTCTGTCCTCCCGGAACAGAACACAAAGAGATTTACAATTTCGAAAATGTTCATTCGGTTCGAGATTATGTTTCTCATGATGGCGGAGATACCTTTGATAAATTTGTATATCCCAAGAGTATGGATTCCAGCAGGTTAAAAATCCGTTACGCCGAAGATGGCGGAATGCATAAGGATGGCGTAATTGAACTTCGCCGTGGTGTTGAAGACCTTTCTTTAGGTAATTCGCATTATGCGCAAGTTCGGATTCTTGTGGATGGAAATAGATACCTCAAAGGGATGGCCGTTTACTCTGATGATCTGCCGGATGGTGTTGATGTTCTGTTTAATACCAATAAAAAAAGAGGAACTCCAACTGAAGATGTCTTGAAAAAGATTAAGGATGATCCAGACAATCCTTTCGGCTCTCTTATTAAAGCTGGTGGACAAAGTTATTACACCGACGCCAATGGTCAGCGACAGCTTTCGCTTATCAATAAGCGTGCTGAAGAAGGCGATTGGGGTGAATGGGCAGATAAACTCCCCTCCCAGTTTCTTTCGAAGCAGAGTTTAACTTTAGTCAATAAACAGCTTAATTTGGCAGCATCTGATAAGATGGCAGAATTTGATGAAATCTGTTCATTGACAAATCCAACAGTCAAGAAATCGCTATTACGATCTTTTGCAGATGACTGCGACTCTGCTGCTGTACATCTTCAGGCTGCTGCATTGCCTCGACAGAAGTACCAGGTTATTCTGCCGATTACTTCAATGAAAGATAACGAGGTTTATGCGCCGAACTATAAAAACGGTGAGACGGTTGCTCTGATTCGTTACCCACATGGCGGTACTTTTGAGATCCCGATTCTCACCGTTAATAATAAACAGGCTGAAGCTCGTCGTGTTCTGGGCAATACTCCAAAAGATGCAATAGGTATCAATAGTAAGGTTGCTGAACGTTTGTCGGGGGCTGACTTTGATGGCGACACAGTTATGGTAATACCATGTAATTCCAGAAACAGCAAGATAAAGATTACATCAACTCCCCCTTTGAAGGGTCTTGAAGGATTTGATCCTAAGCTGGAATATGGCGGCAAACCGGAAGGCACTTTCAAACAGATGAGAAATACGCAGAAAGAAATGGGTGTTATCTCTAACCTAATTACGGATATGACTTTGAAAGGTGCCACTCAGGATGAACTTGCCAGAGCTGTTCGTCACAGTATGGTTGTTATTGACGCAGAAAAACACAAACTGGATTATAAGCAAAGTGAAATCGACAATGGCATTAGTTCGCTGAAAAAGAAATATCAAGGTGCTGTTGATGAGGATGGCAAATATCATGAAGGCGCCTCTACCTTGATTTCCAGAGCTAAATCCGAAGTATCTGTTGTTAAGCGTCAAGGCAGTCCTAGAATTGATGAAGAAACTGGTGAATTGGTATGGAAGACGGTTGATGATCCTATTTATACCGATAAAAGAACCGGTAAAACTAAGGTTCGAACTCAGCCGAGCACGAAGATGGCGGAAGCAAAAGATGCCTATACTTTGGTTTCAGAAGCTGATACACCTATAGAGCGTGCATATGCGAACTATGCTAATAAAATGAAAGCCCTAGGTAATCAAGCCCGTCTAGAAATTCTTGCTACTGGTAAAGTTCCATATTCGTCTACTGCCAAAGAGACCTACCAGGCAGAAGTTGATTCTTTAAACGCTAAGCTCAATGTGGCACTTAAGAATGCCCCAAGAGAGCGACAGGCCCAGACTATGGCTAATGCTGTGGTGGCTGCCAAAAAACAAGATAACCCGGATATGACAAAAGCTGAAATTAAAAAAGCAAGTCAGCAAGCTCTTACTCAAGCCCGGGCTATTGTTGGTGCAAAAAGAGAAACTATCCAAATCACAGATCGTGAATGGGAAGCTATTCAGGCTGGGGCTATTAGTGAAAGTAAGCTTACCCAGATTATTAATAATGTGGATATGGATAGTCTCAGACAAAGAGCTACCCCAAGAGCTACCACTACACTCAGCACTGCTAAACAGAATAAGATAGCATCTATGAATGCTTCTGGTTACAGTACATCTGAAATAGCGGAAGCTCTTGGAATTTCATCAACCACT